TCCTGTGCAATACCGAAGCTCTTATTCATTTCGTCATGTCTACCCGCTGCGGACAGCAAGCTCATAAACTGGAAGCGGAATTGAATCTGCTCCAGTTTGGTTTTCTCAATTCTGATTTCTTCAATCATCTTTCTAGCTCCTATCAATTAACTGAAACCCATCGTACCACACAATGAGCGCATACTCCAATCCCCTCCCCCCTCCTCCGTCCTACGGCGTAGCCTACCGTTTCACTGGACGGAGGAGGGGGGAGGGCGGCGGAAAAGGCGCACGCAAAAAAAAGCCCCGCACTTGGCGAGGCTTTTAGATCACACAATTAACCTGGGTCTAATCGGTGGGGTCTCGAAACATAAACAGAACAGGGTGTCCAGATTTTGAATCTGAACTATTAATCTCAATCTCATACAGACCCGTCTTCTCATTCTCACATCTGCATTCCCCGTAAACGCCTCCGATGATGTTATTGAAAACTGCGGTAAGACTTGGATGTGGATAAAACGGGTCTTTGTGTAAATCCAAATATTCTTGAGCTATGTCATATATGTTTTTCATTCCTTTCTCCTAATAGGTAGCGAAGTTAAAAAATTTATGCACAAACTGCGGGACTTTGCTGCCATCATCGAACTCATCCAGTTCGTTATTCTCATTGAGATAAGCCCATGTTCGGTACTCATTATAACCATCGGCATCCCAGACATCTTTTACAACTACAAATTGGTCGTAACTACCGTCCTCGTTTTTCTTTTTTGATTCTCCCCAAGCAGTCAAAGAATTCAGATCAATGGAAGCTTCCAATCCTTCGTACTTTGCTCGAGCAAGAGTTGTCTTGTTGTTAAAGGAAAAGAAATGGTCATGATCTTCAATATCGCCATCTTTTGACATCAACTCCCAATCAAACTCATACGTTGTTTGGTTACGCGGCCACATCAGAAAGCCCCCCGTAATTGATCACTATTCGCAAAGGTATTATCTGCAATGGTTAACATCTTTTTCAACAAATCATTACGTATGGTTATTAGCCCTTCTGGCATGTGTCCATATGCTTGATAGATTGCGAATATTCCAGACATAACAGTTAGCCCTCTCCGGCTATTTAATACTTGAGCCAATATTAATACGGCCTCGTTATGATCATTAATATCGGTTAACTCTTTAATCTTTTCCAGATTCTCACTCGGGAAATATTTAGGTAATAGTCCCATCTTGCTAGCTCCTATCAATTAATTGAACCCCATCGTACCACACGCCAAGCGCATACACCAACCCGCCCCGCCCACCTCCATGCGGTTTATTGGGGTGGTGGAGGTGGGCGGCGGAAAAGGCGCACGCAAAAAAAAGCCCCGCACTTGGCGAGGCTTGATATAAAAACAGGACGAAGTTTATCTAAATAGCCACTCGTCCGGATAATCACTAAGTTCCTGTAAAGCGGCGCTACCTTGAGCGGCATCTGGGTCGACGACTGCCCTATTACAAGGCTTGGGATTATCGCCCTCATCATATAAAGCGTTACACCCTAATCGTGCAAATAAGTTCGCACGCTTTTTATAGTCCCCAAAATCATGTAATGTTTCAATTTCCCATGGTTCGCCGCAATGTTTGCAATATATATCCATCGTTCTAGCTCCTAATCAATTAATTGAACCCCAATCGTACCACACAAGGAGCGCATACACCAACCCGCCCCCACCCACCAGAGGTGACGTTTCACTGCTG